GCGTGACCGTATCGTTGCTCGGCGTTCTGGTTGCTTTCTTGATCGGATCAGATTCGTCAGCCACGTCAACATCCGCCGAGATGACGTGCGAGCCGATCAGCACCCTGCCGTAGGCAACCGGGATGGTTGCGCCAACGCCGACGGTGTTTTGTGCTCCGAGGTAGGCGTAAGACTGCTGACCGTCAAACCCACGATTGACTGACTCTGGCCGCGTTGCCCGAAACTCGCCCCTTGTGCCGACGCCACCAACACCTAAATCAGGCTGCGGCGACAACATTTGCGTCACACTGCCCAGCACCAACGTTGCACCGATCGTTCCAATAGCAGATGAAGCCGCCGCGCCAAGTGTGAAGCCTGTAGCACTTGTAATTGCGCCTGAACCGCCAATGCCTAAAAAACCGCCTGCTGCCGGTGCAAATACAATCGCAGCTGCAATTAGGCCAATACCAAGCAAAGCCCGCCCAAAATCCTCCTCACCGACCAGCACAGGTGTGACAATTAAATCGTTCTGACCAATCGGCAGATGTAGATCATCGAGATTGAGATCAACGCCAGCTTGTAGAACCCGATAACCGACGCCAACTTCATGTGCTGAGATCAGCTCAGCTTGAAAAGACGGATAGTTGATGCACAGCAGCTTGATGGCATCAGCAGGCGTGCGAAGGTTCCGATAGACGTGTTCAGCGCCATACCGCTCGCCTAAATCACCCAGCAGTCGGACGACTTGCTGCATATCGGAAGACCGCCGCGACCCTTGCCAAATAGTATCTGCTCAAAGGCACCACCGCACTTAGCGAGTCACGCTGCTGGTGCAGGATCCGCTCATCAGACAAAAGAATCGCGGCGTGCATCGGCGTGCGCGTTGCCATTCTCATGATCAACACATCGCCAGGTTGGCGGGTTTGTAGCGTCACCGCCTCGAATCCCTGCAACGGCATTTCCTTCAGAAAAATGCTTTCGCAAGTCTCTGTGCTTTTTGGCCGTTCGTAATCCGGCAGCTCAACCCCTTGCAATTTGAACCAATCGCGCACCAACGTGAAGCAATCGGCCTTGCCGTATTCCCACTGACGGCCGATCAAGGATCGATAGTCAACCATTCGTTTTGAGGCATACGAAAAATGTGCCAAGGCACAGAACCCTGGCTGCACACAGCCTGATCTGATTCACTTGCTGGTCCACCTTGCGGATGCGAGTGAACGACCGCTTCAACTTTCCCCATCATTGCCGCGACGGCGTAGTCACGAGGCTCCAGCACGAACGTGTTCTCTGGCGCATCTGCTGCGTTGCGGCACGGCCAATACTGACCGTTGACAACGAGGCCACACGATTCGCGTGGGTAAGACCGTGCAGCGTGCGCCTCAGCATCACATCTGAAGTCGAGCACCTGGGAAACCTCCGAATGGCAGATCGCCTTCAGGAAAGCGCAGCGTGCAGCTGGTGTAACGCTTGCCGCACACATCGTTAGCTTCAGTCGTCGGATTGTTGTTGATGTCGAAGTACTTCGTGCCCTTGTAGCCGCAGGTGCTTTCCTCGCGATAAACCCATGGGCAATACTCCATCACTTGACGACGTGGCAGCGCAACGTTTATCAAATCAAGTTTGCTTGACAGCTCAAACTCAACGAGCTGCGGATTTTCGTTTGCTACTCGGTCGATGTAATAAATCTGATCCTCGAACTTGGCGGTAGGGTCTGCGGTTGCGTTAGTGCCACCTGTGAAGTTCACCGCATCGAGAAACTTCTTGCAGGTTTGAATCCGCGTGACCTTCGCCTGCAGCGGGTTGTAAACGAGGAGTAGTGCCGAAATGGCGTTGCCGGTGTTGCCAATCCGCATCGATGGCCGTGGCAAGACACCTTTAGAAGAGGCTTGGAACCCGTCAACCTCAATAGCTGTCGCCGTGTACTCCTGACCGGCAAAGGTGATGTTTGCGGTCAGCTCGTTTGTGCCTGCGTGGTAATAATACGTCTGATCTATGCCGTTCACGGCCTCCGTTAGCTCCAGCTGGAACAGCTCAATAATTGCTGACGGCTCAAGCGACTGCAGCTGTTCTTGGATCGACTGCGGCGTGCTCATGCTTCAAACACCTGCTCAAAGGTTGTGGTCAACTGAACGCGACCCTTCGTGGTCATCGTCTTGTTCCAGGCTCTGCAGCGAACCTTGATGCTGCTGCTTTCACCTGGCGGCGTAAAGGTGAACTTCTCGGTGCCGCCACGGGCATCCAAGAACGTCTCAACGGTGTCTGATTCCGACTCAGACAGGTTGTACGTCAGGTTGAAGGACTTCGGGTTTTGGTTGATGCCGAGGCTGCCCACTTGCTCGTAGCCACTGCCAAAGCGAGCCGTGCGAGTAATCGGCTGGCTGGCTTTTGTCGTGCCGTATGCAGGCTGCAGGTTGACGGATGAATCCCAGCTAGCGGTCATCGGCTCAAGAGTCCTCCAGGTCGCTGTTGCTTAATTATCTCGCCTTGAACAGCAGCGCCAATCAAGGCACCAAGCTGACGGGACGAGCCTTCATCGCCTTGCACGCTACTGCCGCTTGCATCGACGTTCACGACGACGTTTGGGCCGCCAAAGCCACCGTTAGGAACGATGGTGCCAGCACGATCAGGAACAAACAGCTCAGGGCCGCGCTCACCCACTAACGCAGCCTTTCCGACTGCAGGGCGACCGCCGTTGGCGAAAGCGCCAGAAAAATCAAGCCCAGAAGTCAGGACATCCGGCGAAGTAAAGCCGCCACCACCTCCAAAACTAAAGAGGTTGAACCCCCTCAAAGCGTTCAACAGTTGCTGCTGAAGGATCAGCCTTGCCATCTGCTTGATGACACCGAGCAAAGAATCTCCCAGTGATTTAGTTCCCTCTACCGCATCCAAGATTGAGTCAACAATGCCGTTGCGGAAGGTGGTGTTCAGCTCTTCGTACTGACTCTTTTGTTCTGCAATCGCTTGCCTCAGCTCATCTTGGTGTGCCATTTGAGCCTCAAACCCTTTGGCATATTTTGCTATAGCCTCTAATTGCTGGGCTGCAATTTCTTCATCTATCGCGAGATTTTCCTGTCTGAACTGTTGCTGTGCTTGCAGCAACTTCAACTCTTTTTCACGTGGCGGCAGATTGCTCTCTGCTATATTTTGCTGTTCAATCATCAACTTTAACCTTGCCGCCAAGCGTTGTTGCTGTCCGTCTTCTGCGGCTATCAGCTGCTTATTTAAAGCAAGTATTGTTTTAGATATATCGGCTTTTTGCTCTAGATTTTTAATAACTTGAGCATCTTTGGGAGGTTTGGGCAACGCAAAAAACGGTGCTTCAGTTTCCTTGAGGTCTGCAGGTAAATTGGCAATCGGCCTTTTGCCCATGCCTTTGTCGAAATGTGCTTGCGCTTCCGCCTGCAGCTTGCTTGGATCACGAATCCGATCAACAATGTCAGCAACACCGCCTAGAACCTTGGCAGCGAATCCGCCCACAGCCTGAATGACTGGCATCAGACCTTCGATAGCGTCTCCGATTTGTTTGACTAAGCGTATGACCTGCGGTATTGATTTCTCCCCTAAAGCAACTAACGCATTATCTGCAATGTTTTTAAAATCTTTAAATGCTTGAGCTGGGCCGTTCATTGCATCTTTTAGCCCGTCAGCGCCTTCTTGTTCAATGCGCTTCAACGCACTCATAACCACATCCGAAGTTATCTTTCCTTCCGCCGCATACTTTCTCAAGTTACCCTGCGCTACGCCAGTCTCCTGGCTAATTGCCGTCAGGATGCCAGGAACTTGCTCTGAAATGCTGTTGAATTCATCGCCTCTCAATGCACCACTGCCTAAGGCTTGCGCAAGCTGAGTGAAAGCATTTGAAGCCTCAACAGAGCTAGCGCCGCTCAATCGTGCGACAGTATTGAAGCCCACGAAGGTGCTTTCAATGTCTTTTAGCGTTACGCCTACAGGGCGCAACCTTGCATAAATTTGACTGAATTGCTGATTTGCCTCTGTCTGGCTTAAGCCAAAAGTCTCAGCGGCCCTGGTTGCGGCACCTTGCAGGTCTGCAATTTCTCCATATGCTCCACCCAGTCTGTTTAGACGCCTGACGGATTCAATTCGACTAATAGCGGCTTGCCCTGCCTTAAAAGCTACAAAGCCGATAGCTGCTTTACCAATCGCCCCACGAATGCCACCCATCCGCTTGCCAAGGCGGGCCGCGTTGCTTTCTAAATCACGAAAGCTTCTTATCCCTCTGCGGCCCATCCGCTGAAACGCTGCCTCAACATCCCTGGCTGCTCTCTGAGTTTTCTTTAATTCCTGCTCAACCTTTTTGCTTTGTCGCTGAACACGACGCAGCGGATTAACTGCCTTGGCGGCTTCGACTATCAGTTCAACCGAAGCCCTTGCCATGACCGCCTAGCAATAAGCGAAGTCTACCGCCGCCCTTGCTTTGCGCGCTGCATAGCTTTCTCTTCCATCTCAGACTTCAGCTCATGGAAGGCCGCAAAATGCACCAGCTCGTCATCTGTCAGCTCGGTGCGAAGCCTGCTGACCGTCATCCCTAGTTCGCAGGCCAGGTGGAACTCATAGAAGACCCACTTGTCCTGCTTCAGTCGTTTTTTGCGTCTTCGAGGCTGGTCTCTTCCCCGAGGCCAAAGACGAATAGCTCAACCTCGTTTAAGACGGACTCGGGCAGCTCGCGTTGCAGCTTTGCTGCATCAGCCGGAGCAAACGCCTTGGTGCCGTCTTCCAGCTCGGCAAGCTGGCAAAGCATGTTGGTGCTGATGTCTAGGGCTTCATCAGAACCAGCAAGATTCTGCGCCCGTTTGCGATCAGCGCGGGTGATCGGCTTGAAATACAGATCGATGATCTTTTTACCGTCGCCGTTCTTCAGCTCAAACTTGCGACGCTGGTTGAGATCAAACGCCCCAACCAGCAGATCAACCGTTCTTTGAGTCGCAGGCATCAAATACCAGAGGTGATAGTACCGTTT